CTATACGACTGAATTTAATGTACCCGTTGGTTGAAGAGAACTTGTTAATAAACAAAAACAATAAATAAAGAAATCGGGTGTTATAGTAAAATTTGTATGATAATATGACATAGCGTCAATAAAATGAGGTTTACACCATTTGTAATTTGACAATTCAACCCCATTAATACTTAATTTAACTCTATTTGTTGTTGAAGTGAGAGAACCATTACGGGACACATCCGATGACGCCAAGTATTTAACTGGGTGATTAAAGATGAGGTCTTGAACATTTTCTCCGCTTGGTACACTCTTTTGAACTTGTGTTATCAACATATCATGAGTGCGTGTAGCCATATTTCCACGTTCTTCATTGTCTAAATAATAATAGTTTGCGTGCATCTCTACATTGGGAAAATTAGAAGCTTCGGTTCCCCAATATATTCTAAGCTCCACATTATGGTAGTTCAAAGCTACGAGTGGTAGTGCACATTGTGGACCCTCACAGAAAAAGAAACGGAGAGGGTAAAAAAATGACCTAGAGTGAATACCGGCACGAGCACCGATAGCGCTTCTAGACAGATTAGTGGCAAATGTATCTATAGCAATCTTTTCACAAAAAGTACTATCTTGGGTGTCTACAACAGAACCACCGATTAGGAGTTCGATCTTATCAATTACTTTAGTCCAATCATTTGTATCTAAAGCTTCGTTAGTGTCATCAAGAGTCATATAAATATAACCAAGCATATCACCCGACTTTTCAATCTGAACACTTGACATCGAATTGTTTTTCACATCTCCGCGTATCGTCTGCTTCTCGACGGATTGTGAAAAATTGGAGTGTCTTTTAAACGTGGAATTAAAAAACGATATCTCCGGGTTGCCCATAATGAACTCATCCTGGGCACCTATTGCTACTAATTGAACAATACCTGAAGACATGTTATACTACTTTAAATAGAGAAAATTACAAGTTTGGTTTTCTACACACAAATTTTAAAACTAAAAAGTTATCACCAGCAGTTGAGGAGTTCTTAATGGTAGCACCAGTTTGATCTCTGATCACAAAACTGAGACGATCAACTTGTCTAATTGGGTTTACATACTGGGTAATAATTGGATAATCATCCTTGAATTTAATAAGAGAATCTGAACCACTGTGAGTAGTGCTATCAGTTACAATACTTGCGAACGAGCTTCTGATCATGCTCATATGCCCTTGTCCAGTGAGAACATTAGAAGCGCGATCATTAAAGATGGAATCTAATTCGTTAATAGAGATGTAGCAGTGCTCCGTGTTATCTATGGAATGAATATGAGCCCCAAGAAGTCTTGCCTGAACTACATTTTTAAGGGGTTGTTGAAGGTGACAAGTAAAAGTATTAGCGCTATCTTGACCAATGGAATCAATAGTTATAGTATGATATTCATATTTAAGGTCTGGAATAGTCTGGGGAGAAGTAACCAAAGCCATTTATATTAGGCTTAGATTAAAGATCCACCAATTCCATCCTCAATCTCGTAGCCGCCAGCTTGACTGGCAACAAGAGCCTCTGAGCCACAGAGTCCACCTGGAGTGAGAGCCTTAGTGTAAGTGCTGCCATCCGCAGTGAAACCTGGAGCACATGCAATATCGTTGGGAAGATCGAAAAGAGACTCTTCATTGGAAGACTTAATTACGATTGGCTTAGGCTGATACTTACTGGATTGCTTGAGCATACCGATGACAAAAATCACAGCGATCAGGGTAAAAATACTGATGAGAGCATTTCTGTTGGTACGGTTAAGGTTTAACATTTATAATGTACATATATAATTTTTTCAAAAGTGCGTTAAAGGTAATTTAATAGTTTCCCCATAGAGAGTAGATGGACGAAGAAATTGTCATTGATCGTGGGAATACTAATGTCATGAAATTGGACGCCGATGAACAGGCTCTTATGGATGAAATTGAAATTTCCGATTCTCGTCCCCAGCCTGTACGTCGTCCTGCACAAAGTAGACAACCTCTTCCCTCACAGATGCATCACCAAGAAGCTATGGATGCATTTGTTAACCCAAATAAACAGTCAGCTCCTGCTCAACCTCAAATGGATGAAGAGATTGATTACGGTGAAGATGAGCCAATGTTTTTTGATGATGGACCAGATGAGGGTCCTGGTGGTTCTCAGAGTGAACAAGCCTCTAAGGGTTATAGCTCCGTAGATGAAGAGAAGAGTGATCTTCTCAATAAATTATCTCGTCTTGAGAAGAAGGGTTTCACAGTCAATAAGAGGTTGAACGCCTACTCTAATGTGGATGAACTTCGTACGGAGGTTAAGAGGATTACTTACAGTATTGACGTTGAACAGTCTATTCGCTTCTCGCGTCGTATGCTTGTAGCCTGTGTTACAGGTCTTGAGTTCCTTAATAAGCGTTACAACCCCTTTGAGATTCAATTAGAGGGTTGGTCTGAAAATGTAATGGAGGGGGTAGATGACTATGATGGAGTCTTTGAAGAGCTTTACGTGAAGTATAGATCCAAGGTGAACGTTGCTCCAGAGGTCAAGCTCATCATGATGCTTGGTGGTTCAGCAATGATGTTCCATCTTACTAACTCAATGTTCAAAAGTGCTTTACCCAATATGAATGACGTTCTCAAGCAGAACCCAGACCTCGTAAAGAATATGATGTCTGCTGTGCAGAACACAACCCGTGCACCCTCGGGACCTGGTGATGCAGCACCAGTTGGAGGAACTGGTCAATATGAGATGCAGGGTCCTGGGATTGATATTTCCAGTCTGATGGGGGGAATTTCAATGCCTCCTCCACCACCTATGAACACAAGTATGGCAAAGGCGGATTCGGTGGATATGGACGATGATGTCTCGGATATCATATCCATTTCAGGAGATTCTACTGGTGGGGAGATTAAGGAAGTTGCAGTCGGTGGAGCCAAACCCAAGAGAGTCCGCCGAAAGAAGAAAACCGAAATTAATCTCTAAGTAATGTATAAATGATAGGTTACTGTCCTTTGGAGGAACTAGAACCTCCTGTGCGGCGTGAGCAACCCGTCGTCACAAAGAAGGTAGATGTCCAGTCAGAATCCACTGGACTCGAAGATACTGAGTGCAATTACGTCGTCATGGCTTTCATTGTCGGCGTGCTTTTTTTAGCCGTCTCTGATTCCATCAGGGCATAATTAAATTAAATTGATTCTACCTTTGGGTTTTCCCTAAATGGTAAAATTAGTAGTTAAAAGTTCCCCAAGCGGGTGTGTGCGCTCCACCGGCGCCATCGTCAAGTCCAAGTGGGTCGGTGAGATTACTTGTGATTTTAAGCAGTTTTCCACCACATGCTGTCGTCATTTCTACCGAAATGTCATAATAATAGTTGCGAGTGACGTCTTCATTATACGGTGTGATACTTATACCCCGTTTTCCTGTTGTGATAGTTGTACTCCATGGATAGATGTTATAACCACCGAATATGTTTTGCGTACCCACAGTAATATCAAAAACTGGTTGGGATGCATCACCGGTTCCTCCTTGAACTTCAAGAATCATGGTACTTAAATCACCTACCGTTGAACCATCGGTTCTCCTCAACATCGCAACAACCTTAGCGTAAAATGCACCTTTTTCAAAAATCAATTGAATATCTTTAGCGGGGTTAGTTGTGGTGATTTCAAATGATTTAGAGTAAAATTTGCGCTGAACTCCACCAGTTAGACTTCCAAATATAACACCTTCACCAACCTCAAGATCTGTTGTAGGTTGAGCACTACCGAGATTAATACCAATCTCTGTGAAAGCAAAGTTCCCCCCGATTTTCATATTACCATTTACAACACAATCGCTATCTATAAATGTTGTAGGATCATTAATAGAAGATGGTTGTATAAATACATTACCCGTTCTATCCGCGTAAATATTTGAGTTTCCACCAGTTGTTGTGGTAAGTTCTATACTCGCATTTGAAGATAAACTTTCCACTCTCATAGTACCGTTTTCACCTGTCGTCCGACTGTCAAGTACGTGTAACTGACGAAGAGGTGATGGTATACCTACACCGACATTACTTGTGTGAATTAGATTGAGATTGTTTATAATTGTACTGTTGTTAGCTACACCTAAAGCCAGACCAGTTGTTGCATTTACCGTATTATTGAATCCTTTTAGGAATCCACCTTCTTCTTCATTTGTGTATAAAAGTACACCAGTTTGTTTATTTACACCAATACTTTGAAGTTTTAATAAGTTTATATCATCTGGTGTTGTATCGTAAATATGTATATTAGATGCGGGTTGAGTAGTACCTATCCCAATATTACCATCACCGGTAAATCGAAAAAACTCAGAGTCTGCAAGACCTGGTCCTCCATGTGCAAATGTGATTGGACGTCGGATATTACCATTTACTATACTTCTAATAATGTTAAAGCTCGTACCTAACTCTGTAGTTGAAAAATCTAAACCAGCTGTTTTAAAACTACCACCACCGGTAAAGACGATACTACCGTTAACAACTAATTTGGTTCCAGAATCACTGGAAAGTGCAGTCTGTGCTAAAGATCTATTACCACCTATGACAACTATACCGGGGCTTCCTACATCTGTTATCGTCAGTGGATTAACCGAGAAAGCAGTCGTTTCCAAACTATCTAAGATTTGACCTGAACCGTACAGATCTTGGTTTGTAGATGAATAAGTTTGAAACACATGCTCACCCGCGATATGTCTAATTCTATCTGGACCCTGATTAACCGATCCAGACTCATTACCTTTATAAAGAAGTAACTCAGATCGTGTATATTGTGAACCGTAAATTCTGTCAATTATACG